ACGAAGACCTCGACGTAAAAAAAAGATTGAGCCGGATGATCTGCCTATTGCCGAAGTGTACTGGGTTGACGCAGAGGATATTGGTGATGTGGGCTGGAATGATCTCGATGAATTACTGAGTCAGGCTTCGGAGCCCTGTCCTACTATGCGGTCCGTCGGCTATGTTCTGCACCATGATGACAGTCATATCAGTTTGATATCGACGATTGGGCAGCAGGAGTGTAGTAGTCTTGAGAAGATACCGGCAGAGTTCTTGAAGAGTGTGGCATATCTGAGAGGCGAACAGGAATGATTATGCCTGGACTGTCAGATTGACATACTTATCCGCCCGGGCTGCCACGGCTGTACCCATTTTTCCTGGCATTTAATTCTATTATTGCTTTTTTCTTACACCAGACCATTCTTGATATTCAACGTCTGATAAAGCCTTATCATATACGTCATGGCGGCTTCGGGCAGCACCCACCAAACCTGCTTGCTCTGCGCCACCCCCGGCAGCAATTAACTCATCGTAGGCTTCTTTCTCTGCGGATTGACTATGCTTATAGGCATCTAATTCTATCTGGCTCAACACTTGCGCTCTCCTGAGTCCGAATTCAGCAAACCCTGTGCTTCGGCCAAGACTCTTGGCCATACTGCCAAAACCGGGAACTGCTTTGAGGGCCCAGGTCTCTAGATCCAAGAGGGGTGAGCCAGGTGCAGGAAAAACTGGTGAGCCAGAAAGGCCTTTTCCTGCGAGCAAATCACGATACTTTTTCTGCAAGGTCATTCTGAGCGGGCCCCCGCCAAGGGACCGGGCCCAGCGTTCAAGGTCTTCTCGATCTGTAATTTCATCAACTGATGAACCAGCAGACGGCTCCATCGCCGCTTCGATACCTTCTATGTCTTCTTCATAGTCTGAATAGGTTGGTTTGGGTTCATCAAGACGACGTTTTAATGCGTCATAGGCTGTTTTCTCAGGTGGAAAGCCATATTTTGATAAATCTGGTAACGTAGGTGACCAGGCTGAATGCTTTCTTAGTGACTTTTCTCTTGCGCCTCTTCTCTCAAAAAACCTGTCTTCCTCTGTTTGTTCCTGCTCTGCTAATAACTGTCTGATGTAGTTCTCTATGAATCGTGTTGCCATTATGGACTCCTTCTGTCCTTGGATTCTTTAGGTAATTTTTTAAAGGGGAGCTTCCTATACAATTTCTCTTTGTGCTTTTCTATATCCGGATATAATAGAAATGGATCATGGGTTTGTACATCACCCTTCTCATCAATATATAAATATCGAGCTGCACGCTCTGTTGGAGCCTTTTCTCTAGCAGCTTTAAGTTTTGCTTCGGCTGATTGTTCTCTAGGATGAATCATGTCTTCCTCTGTTTGTTCCTGCTCTGCTATGAATTCTATAAACGTCCGCATAACTCTATCCTCTCAGGAATGCCTGTCAAGTACTTTATTTATATTTTTTGATAATTCCTCATATTTCTGAAAATACCGTCTTAACACAATCTTAACCCCATATATTGATCTAGACCCTTGCAATAGCCCTGGTCTGTGATATAATAAGCACATGGAAACTCTCACTCTCAAACAGGCAACTTTTGCTGCCGCTCTAGGGGAAGCATTCCCCTCCGACAATGGAAACGCTGGACAGTTCACTCGTGATCAACTCGTTTCCGTATCTGAGTCCCTTGGTATGAAATACCCGCCTGCCTGGATTGTACAGAATCAGTCCCGTCGATTGGATCGTGGAATCTATTCGGTTCCTGAGGCCCATGATCTTCCTGCGGCGACTTCTGCTCCTGTCGTTGACCACTCAGCATCGAGTGCGATCATCGAGAAGGTAGAGGCACGGGAAGCTGTTGCTGTTGATCTCAACAGCTATGCCCTCTCGATGGTATCATCCTCGATGGTTCCTGACAGGATGCCTGACTACGTTTCATGGGGGCACCACAAGGATATCGAGAGCATCGTGAAGAGTGGCATCTTCGCCAATGTCTACGTCACCGGGTTGTCTGGTAATGGGAAGACCACGATGGTTGAGCAGATCTGTGCAAAGCTCAAGCGTGAGATGTTCCGCGTCAATATCACCGCCCAGACTGACGAGGATGATCTCCTTGGGGGATTCCGACTCATAAACGGTGAAACCAAATTCGTCTATGGTCCCGTGGTTGAAGCGATGAAGCGGGGTGCAGTCCTGCTCCTCGATGAAGTCGATCTGGGACTCGCTCCCATCATGTGTCTGCAACCCGTGCTCGAAGGCAAGGGCGTTTTCCTCAAGAAGACTGGTGAATGGATCCGTCCTGCTGCTGGTTTCGTTGTGATTGCGACTGCAAACACCAAGGGTGAGGGTTCCGATGACGGGATGTTCACCTATACCAACATCCAGAATGAAGCATTCCTTGATCGCTTCGCATTCACCTACGACCAGGGCTATGCCACCAAGAAGATCGAGAAGAAGATCCTCCAGAAGAAGGCTCAGAAGTACAATGCCGCTCCTGATGATGATTTCCTTGAGAATCTGGTGGCCTGGGCAGAGGTGACGCGCAAGGCATTCGCCGAGGGCGCAGTCGAGAAGGTGATCTCCACCCGACGGCTAGAGGATGCAGTCAAGGCATTCGCCATGTTTGGTGATCGCATGAAGGCAGTCAATCTCGTCACCGCACGGTTCGACGAGAGCACCCGCGAAGCCTTCTCCAACCTCTACACCAAGGTTGATGCCGATGTGGAGATTGAGGAGGATCAGGCTGATGATTCATGGGCGCCGTCGTCTGCTGATGACATGCTCAAGCTCAAGAAGATCCGGCTCAATGTCCCCTACGACCAGAAGGAAACTGCCCGCGTTGATCTGCCCCATATGTGTTGGGACTCAGAGGGTAAGTACTGGTTCCTGCTCCCAGTGGATGTGATTGGACGCTACGACCACATCAACCGTGAGAAGAACGAAAACGCAATCGCTTGGGAAAAGGTTTCAAAGTGGGAGCCGACTCCCATCTGGAAGGAAGAAGTCGCACGATGACCCGACTGAACTGGATACCTGAAGACATAGAAGATCTGAACTGGATCCCTGAGTTTCTCTCTGAAGAGGAAGCCTGGGAAACAATCGACGAACAGGACGCGAATGGAGAGCTAATTTGAAACGTGAAACAATGCATCTGAGTCAATCCCTGAGCATAATGCGCGTGCTCGTCCGAGAAGCACAACATGCCTATATAGACGGGAAACACGAAAGGGCACATAAAATCACAAGAGATCTTACAAACGCAGCCGAAATGATCGTAAAAGAAACCAGCCCAGGCTGGTTCGATGAAGACGAACAAAAATTTATTTTGAATATTTTAATTCTCAGCAAGACAGGAGATAGCTACAATGAAGTACAATGAAATGAAAACCAAACAACAGGAATTCATTCAGTGGTTGTTCGATGATAACAACCATGACGAAGACAGCACGACTTTCCAGAGGGGATATCTCAAGCGCATTGCCAACGACAATGGCATGGCCTGGGCCCCTGCATGGATCGTCAAGGATACAACCCGTGTATCCAAGAGGGGATTCTATAATGTCCCTGAACTGGCAGATTTTATCTGCAATCATACAGGAATTGACTTTGGAAAGAAGACCGAAACCGAGGAGGAAGATGTCCTCATCGAGCGAATGCAGAATGAGGCAGCGAGTGAGAGTGAGTCCTTGCTGGAGGCGACTCCGGTTGAGTCTTCCGCTCAGACCGTGGCGGTTTAGGCTCTTCTGCATTCACATCTGCCCCCCCTGTTCTACCTGAATGGTGGGGGTATTTCCTGAAAAAAAAGTATCATTCTTATGACTTTTCTCTTGAGCCTCTCTCAAATTTTGGTATAATGGCAGTATGACAACGACGACAACCCACAGCAAACGAGCAGTCAATCTGAACGCGAAGGACCAGTTCGCACGAGTCCTCGCTACCGAGAATATCCACGTAATCCATGATGGGAGTGCCGAGACGGCATCCTTCAACACCGGGACCCGCGTCCTCCGACTTCCACGATGGAAGCAGATGAACGGGACGCTCTACGACATGCTCGTAGCGCACGAGGTTGGACATGCCCTCTTCACTCCTGCCGACATGGATGCAATCCTCAAGCTCGCAGAGGATCACGGTGTTGATCCGATGGTTGCCAAGGACTACGTGAACGTCGTAGAGGATGCACGCATCGAACGACTGATGAAGCAGAAGTTCCCCGGACTCCGACGCGACTTCATTCGTGCCTATAGCGATCTGATTGATCGTGGGTTCTTCGGAACCGAAGAAGATCAGGAGAAATTCGATCTGATCGACCGCATCAACATACACTACAAGGCAGGAACAGTCGGGAGCAGCATGGACTTCGATTCCGATGAAGAGTCCTTCCTGAAGGACATCGATGATGCAGAGACCTGGGATGAAATTATCCGTATCTCTGGACAACTCCTTGAGTACGCTGCTGAAAAGAAGCAGAAGGAAGAGGAAGAGGAGAAGGGTGATCAACCCCGTCTAGGCAACGTCCCCGGAGAGGATGACGAGGAGTCTGAGGAGGAGTCTGAGGAGGAGGGTGAGGACGTAGGACGCTCTGAACCTTCAGACGACGAGGATGATGAGGAAGAGGGGAGCAACAGCAAGAGTAGCTCAGGGCCCAAGGATGAGTCTACCAAGCAGGATCCTCCCTCGACACTCGGACGCTCTAAGACAATGGAGAAGTTCGAGAACGAGATGGAACGCCTGCGTGATAAGGGCTACGGGAGCGATCACGTTGACAACATCGTGAGCATCCCTGTCTGCAACCCTCAAGATGTGATCATCGACTGGACTGAACTCTACGGAGGTGAGGGTGGAATCGATAAATTCTACACTGATGAGATTCTGCGTAACGACACCTCCGCTGAAATTCAGCAGTTCCTTGATGAATCCCGCAAGATCTGCCGGGGAATGGCTCAAGAGTTTACTCGCAAGCAGAAAGCAACAGCATTCCGCCGCGCAACCATCGCGAAGACTGGCATTCTGGACATGGAACGAATGATCAACTACAAGTGGTCTGAGGACATCTTCCGCAAGAATACCATCCTTCCCGAAGGCAAGAACCATGGACTCGTGATCCTCGTGGACTGGTCTGGGAGTATGGCCAACGTGATGCAAGATACCGTCCGCCAGGCAATCCAGATGGCAATGTTCTGCCGCATGATCAACATTCCCTTCGAGGTCTTCTCGTTCTCCACCTATGGTGAAACGCGGGATTCGCTCAACTATGAAGATACCTTCCAGTGGAAGGATGCTGACGGCAACCCTATGAAACACAGCAGTCTCACCATGAGGAACTACCTCTCCTCGCGTATGCCGAAGCAGAAGTTCTATGATGCCTGCCGTCGTATGTCGATCATGGCATTATCATTCGATTGGGGAAGCCCTGTTCCCCAACGCCGTAGTGATCATCTTGGTGGAACTCCTCTGGATGATGCGCTCTACGTCCTCGCCAACTGGATTCCCAAGTACCGTGCAGAGAACAGCATCGAGATCCTCAACACTCTCGTCATCTCTGATGGTTCCACGACGAGTACCCCTGTAGGACATGATGATGTTGTCCGAGACGGTCATCACTACTTCCGTAATGGTGACAATTACCACAACTCGACTCCTCGTGCGCTCGATATCGTGCGTCATAAGTGCCCGGGTACGAAGCTCATCCAATTCTTCCTCCATGATGCGAAGAATCTCAAGAATATGTGGGGACTCTCCTCGAACTACGAGGAGGTTGACAAGATGATCGCCTTCTACAAGAAGAACAAGTGGGTGATCGCTACTGACAAGCAGAACTTCGACGAGCGGTTCATCATGTTCGGGAAGAATGCAGTCCAGAACACCGATGGGTTCACCGAGATGGGACGCTCCGACTCTGAGACGATCACCAAGATCCGTAACAGCTTTGTGAAGTCCATGAAGCAGACTGGTACGTCCCGTGCGATGCTCAATCGGTTCATCGATATCATCGCATAGGAAAATCCCATGACTCCTATGATCTGTAATCTAATTCTCCCTACACGGGAGGAAGAGGGGCACTCGCAGGCACACCAACCCTGCGGGCAGTCCCAGCAGCATTCTTCGCAGGGAAGCCACCAGGTCCTTCCCTCACAAACTTCGCTGATACCTTGTCCTTCATGTGGCTCACCAGTCCCTCATGCTCATCCCCACCATGAGGGACGATCTCATAGTCACCTTGATGAGCGCCAAGGATGTCGAGCAGGTGATGCTTGGCATGATTGAGGTGATGGTGAGCGGTGAACACATTATCGAGTTGGGTGGAATTATTGTTGATATACTCCATGTGCTTTGTTGTCCACTTCTCTCTGGTAGATTCTGGTCTGTTTCTGCCCACGTAGTCACTAACGAAGCCCCTGAAGTCCTCGACAGATCTCCTGCCGGTTGTGCGAGCAATCAGGTTTGAATATCCTTGGATCAGTTTGTGGAAGTTCTTGTCTTCTGGAATGCTCCTTGCGAATGCCTGTGTAGTTTCATCACCCATAATCTCCTCTGCTTTGGTGAGGTGTTGAGCGATGGAATCCTTACGATAGGGGCTCACATTGAATTTTTTGTCGGTAAGAGATAGCTCAGGTGCGTGTACACGCGAAGACTTGAATAGTTCAGGATCAGGTGTATTGCTCGTCCTGATTAAATCCTTGCCTTTCACTTCGTATTGTGAGTGAGCAGCTATTGCAAATTTACCTCGTGCTTGTGGGTTGGTCTTGTAGACGATTCCGGTTGGGTTTGCCCTGTATGTACGTTCAGTGTGCTCAGGAGTATGAAGGATATCGCCTTGGATAGCTACTCCATCTGGCAAGTTGTCCATACTGTTGACGGCATCTAATGCGGGACCAAGTTTCTCGACGTAGTGTTCCTTACCAGTAGCAGCAATGGCATCGTGATCATAGAAACGTTCTTTCCCTGACTTATATCCAACCCATCGGCGGCCGTCTTTATCCGAACCCAAAAGCGCGCTGAAGGAGCCGTCAACTTTGACGAACCCCTCATGATCGACGGTGTGGAGTCCATTGAATCGATTGAACATAGCTCGTGTATGATCGATTGCATCTGTAGGAGCACCAGAGTAGAGCACATCGCCAACATGAAACATGTGCTCGGTCGTTTGGACCTCTGGCTTTTCATCTTGTTCGATAATATAATCTGTGAATGTTATAGTATTCATCAAAGTATATATAATAAGGCATTGGCTTTAAGAAAGGGAACAGACATGAATATGAAAGACTTTCACGCTTGGGTACAGGCAGGCAATTACGATAAGCCCAGACAGGCTGATGATAGCCATACTGCGCGGCTCCAAGAACACAACAAAGAGGTCCTTGCAGCAATCGAGAAAATTTCTAAAAAGAAACTGTATCAAAACTAGTTTGATTTTGACGTTTTGCGTCGTCCACCAAACAAAAGGCTTCTTTGAAGCCTTTTGTTATACATAGAGTGACAAAAAGGAGCACGAAATGCTTAAATTGATCAGTATTTTCGTGATGTTGGCCTCTACCTAATAAGGAATACCCTATGACAGAAGAAGAGACTTTCGGCTTTGATGAAGCCCCCGAAGATGTAGCTCCTAACGAACCTACTGGGGTAACTCCCGATATCGAGATTCCTGATATTGATTTAGAGGATTATGAAATACCAGAGGAAGAAGAAACTGCTGTAGAGGATAAAGCAGGTGGTTCTCATGTGTTTGCATGGATAGGTTCGGGGCAAGGTGGAGGAAGACTTGCTAAAGCATTCTATGATCGCGGATATCGTAAATGCATTGCTGTTAATACATCCAAACAAGATCTCAGTACATTAGATCTTCCTGTTTCTCAGAAACTCTTGTTTGATTGTGGCGAACAAGGTGCAGGTAAAGATATGGTTAAAGGCCACGAAGCAGCTAATAAGTATAAGCACCATGTATTTGATCTTATGAGAAAGATTTATGGTGGGGGTGTAGATCATCTATTTGTTTGTATTGGAGCCGGAGGAGGAAGTGGGAGTGGTTCTGCTGAAGTGCTCATAGATGTTGCAAAGAAGTATATGAAGTATATTGGCCATGATGATCCAGAAAAAAGAGTTGGAGTTCTTCTTTCATTACCTACTCGGGGTGAAACAGGATCTCCCATTGTTTCAAATAATGCCTATGAAGTGCTGAGTAAAATGAATGAACTAGCGAGGAATAATGAAATTTCTCCTTTGATGGTTATTGATAACGCTAAAATAGAAAAAATGTATAAAGGACTCACAGTAAAACAATTTTGGCCTACTGTAAATAATACTATTTCTGGTTTATTCCATGTATTTAATATTCTGACTACTCAGTCTTCTCCTTATACTTCCTTCGATCCAACTGATTATGCCACAGTTCTTCAGTGTGGTGGAGTAATGGTAATGGGCATTGCTAAACTCAACAAATTTGATGATGAACAAGCAGTATCAAATGCCGTCAAGTCTAATATTGAAAAAACATTATTGACCGATGTAGAACTCTCAAATGCAAGAGTAGCAGCCTGTGTAGCAGTAGGTGGTAAAAATATAATGGAAAATACTACTGGGTTAATGGATAATCTTTCATATGGTTTTGATACTTTTTCTTCGTTGTGTCCTGTAGCAACAATACATCGAGGCATATATGAAGACAATAAAGATAGTCTCAGGTTGTTTACTATGGTTTCTGGATTAGAAATTTCTGAAAAAAGACTTCAACAGTTAAAACTTAAATAATTGATTTGATCATCATATATTTTTTATGTATAATTAGTATACATATTCAGTAACAACTATTTTATGGAGATTTTGTTATGGCAGACACGACGGCACCAGCAGAACAAGCAGCAAATTTGGAAAGAGAAGAAGATAGTCCTGTTTTTGAAGAAGGATTTACTCCAGTAACAAACAGTACAGTGGTGAAGAAAAACGGCCGCTATGTGGCAATCGCTACCAGAAAAATGCGGTCGGGCGAACTCGTAGAAAAATCAGGATTTGTTGGTCTTCCTTACCGTTCAAATGAACCAGATCAAAGGGTAAAAATCCTTGCAAATTTTCTTCCTGTTCTTCCATGTGCATGTGATACTTGTAAAATCATGGGACCAAATTTAGCTATCCCAACTGGGAATGTTATCTTTATCCAATTTTCACAGCAACCAAATCTAGATATTGAATTCGACACGCAAACGGCTATTCTCGAAATACGAGCAATCAGTCCAATTGAAAAGGGTGATGAGTTGTTTATTAACTTTGCAAAATTATATCCAAAGTCGGAACTAGAACAAGAATCTCTTTATAAAGAATTTGGAGAAGGTTTAGCGAATGCCAACCTATGATTATAGATGCAAAAACTGTGATAAAATTTGGGATTCTTTTCATACAATCTCGAATAGAGATTCTCCTTGTGATGAAAAATGTCCACATTGCGGTAAAAAAAAAGTTGTTCGTCACATTGGAGAATTTCCTTTAACGGCAACTGATACTACTCTGACTGCAAACAAAAAAACAGGTGGGCGATGGAATGATCTTATGACAAAAATAAAAGATTATACCCCCCAAAGACTTCATTATAAATTAGACAAATCTTCATCTAAAACAGGAAAGAGATGGAAAACCTAGATGACTCAACACAGGGAATGCTGCTGTACTGAGCAGACAGAAATCGAATGTATTCATTCCGATAAAGTATTCCGGCATGTAGAAGATGAATTGGTCAGTGGAAGACGGCTCTATTCATGGAGATCTCCTTCATGGAAAAGTAGCTATTTACCATCTCAGTTTACTCAACAAATGGCTATCACAGAATTGACTGAGGGCCCTCCAAATACCGAGCCGACTTCATCGATAACATATGTTCGAGCAAATCCTGCACAGTATAATACAACATGGCCTGGATCTAATAATATGAATGAGTGGGCGACATCAGGAATGAATTGTATGATGTGTCACCATTCTTTGATTATGAGTTTTAAGAGACTGTCATTTGAAGCTGGTGGTTACCAAGAAAAACTATGTCCCCAATCCGAACCCGGTTTATGTCCTCCCAATTCGCACGATTGCAACATGTCCTTTTTCTATGATTATAGATCCGCTAAACTACCTACCGAAGAAACTATGAGTGCATTATATGTTCACTGGAAAGATTATTGGTATCTTGAAAGAGGTCCGAAAGGAGTTCCTTATAGTTGGTTTGATGATGGTGCTGGATTATTAAATGTCGTGAATGGCACAGCTTCTGGTAGTGGGCAGCTCAGCAACGGGACGTTGAGAATGGGAATAAGAACTGTAGTAAGTCCGAGTTGCACCAGTATTAGTCCAAGTGCAACTGATGCAAATTATCTTTGTTATCCAGAATTAAAAATAACCACAAATCCCCTAAATCCATATTTTGATAATCCTCGTGGTAAAGACATACATGGCAGTATCATGACACCACCAACAAGTCACCTCAGACGAGCATTCGAAAACGATGGATGGACAGATAGAAACAGACCTGAAATACACACTGTGTGTAGTGGTTTAAACTCAAATAGAACTGTGACCTTTGGCGGCGCAATAACTGAGTGTGGGGGAGCCTATATGGCTGGGTTTAGTTCGTGGCAAACATACATGATGTCGGTGAATCCTCAACTAAGAACTCTTTCTGATGTTGTTACGTATGGTAGTGGATTGCCAATAATGCCTACTCTTTTCTATGACAGAGACCTCGGGAATACTAACTGGGAAGATTGGGGAGGGCCGATAGAACGAAACGAAACGTACTGGACAAATTTATATACCAGTATGGTAGGAACTCTACATCGAGTTCGTTTATGGGTAAGAGCAGATAGATTATACCTTACCACAGGTAATACTGATAACCCCATACTTTTCCCATGCACGACTGGCTTTGGTTCATATGATCCAAATGATCCTACACCAAAAGGGCCCTGTTGTGTTGACCTTGGAGGTTGTTTTGATAATATGACGCAAGAAAATTGTGAAGCTGGTTATGGTGGAACTTGGCGTCCTCATAATTGGTGTGATATATCTCAAGATGATGGGGGGGGAAAAAACACTACTTGTTGTAATCAAATAGCAGAAGTGCCCAACTGTGCTGGGTTTACTTGTAAAGATTGGACATTCTATGGTTCCATCTGTCAGGGCTTGGGCTGTGCCTGTACAGATGATTATCCGAGCAATTGTACCTGTGATACTGATGCCGACGGCCCGAGTCCAGACGGAAGAATTGTTGCATTTCACCCTCCTCTTGTTAATGAGAAGATGATTCATCTTCCTTCGTTCAGTGGAGGATATACTCCATGTCAAAAACAAAGAAGTGGTCCATGGGGTATTTTATATTTTTGTTCTGGTGTCCCCGTGTTTACTTCAGATTTGATCCAGTTGCGTGACGATAATGTAATAAGTGATGCAAATATACAAGATCTCGGTATATGGTTGCGTGGTGAAAAAGAGGCTGAAGGAGCCGGTGAGCAAGAACAATTTGAATGTCAGAAAATTGGTCAAATAGCAGAAACATTGGGTAACAGTGGAAAATTTAATACAAAGGATTGGCGTCCTGATCAACTCTTAAAATATGATACTCTTGAAGGTGAATTTAGGCGAATTGCAACAGATAACGAACAAACTCCTACACCACCAAATACACCCCCAACAGGACCATCAGGAATATATAAATCTATTAACATTCCAGACTCTATTCGTGAACATGTAGAAAACACAAATCATTACGAAGAAAATGAACTCCTTCCTGTCCAAAAAACAGGTGAAGCATTTCTCCATGCCTTTATTAATCTTGCTATAGGAAAAGAAAAAGAAATGCCTCCCCCCACACTTAGTTTTGACGACCCCGATCTACCAGGTCCGGGTGGCCCTATAGGGCTTAATAACTATCGACTAACTGAAATGTCTGATTATCAATTGTCTTCGGGTTCGGATAATGTATTTAATATTAGTAAATACGATCCATGGCATCCTGCAAATAATGGGCTATGGCCTCCTGTCGGTACAGAAAGACAAGAACGTTTTCCAATTACACTTGAAAATCATCCAAATGGAGTTTTAGGTGAAACATTTGAATTCAGATATCCCATTCAAGAAGTATATGAAGCATTTTATCCAGAAAATTCTGACAATCCCTTTGATCCCGATTGGATTCCCGAGTGGGAAAGGGAGATGTTTAAAACATGGTATGAGAATATACCAATATATTTCCATGCGACTCCCGGTGGATGGGCGTGGTCTGGTACTGGGTGGGGAGCAACACCAAGAACTTTAGAATGTACTTGGTCAGGACCCGGGGGGCTGTACAGCTTACGAACTCTTGATAACATATACCAGTTAGATCTTAACACAATAACTTGTAAATCATCGGGAGTTTATAACACCACTGGATGTTGTTGGGGCAATAGCTGTGATGAATGCAATGTGCCTCCTACCGATCCTTTCCCCAATAATGCAAGGGTGCAAGTATACAATGCTGACCAAGGTTTAGGAAATCCTGTTCTCGATCTTCAACCACGAGACCAACCAGTCCGTGAAAATTGTAGAACAATTCCCAATGTTTGTATGGGGATGGCGGAACATGGATATTCGAGATCTCATAGGTGTCATGACATATGTTGTGAAGATGAATATGTCCCATGTCATTTTTTTGCAGACGGGTCTGAATGGTGTGGTGAGTGCGATCCCTTCGAACTTTGCTGCGAAAGTGGCTGTTGTGTGCCCGGGCTTGCATCAATAGGTGGTTTCCATAATTGTTGTCGTCAGTTTGAACCATATGGGGCAGGAACAACAGGATTTACTAGGTATATTGACACCTTAAATCCTCGTATTATCAATAATAACACCTCTCCAGCCGAACTTGAAGGTTGGAATCATAAAAATCCAAATTCTAAACAAGGATTTCCTTATTGTGCTAGGAAAAAATGTAGTGACCAAGGAGGCTGTGGTGTAGGATGCAAATGTTGTTGCCCGGATGGGTGTGATGAAGATTGTTATTGTATTTCTACATCAGAGTTTTGTCCTACTGAACCCTGTGCCGCCATACAAAAATGGGATTCTTCTTGCTGCGCCGCATATGGATCATGCTGTTACGAAAGTGATGGAGGAAAACTTCGTTGTAAAGATAATGTGTCAAAGGAACAATGTTTAGCAAGAACAAATACAGGTGGGTTTAATGGTGTATTTAATGAAACTGCTCTATGTTCAGATTATCCTTGCAGCACAAGTATAATGACCAAAGGTGCATGTTGTTACGAGGATCAAAAACTTTCTGGATCAATATTTTGCCGACAGACAACATCGAGTGGATGTACTGATTTGGGCGGTACATGGACCGACGGAGGAGATTGTACTACTATAGCATGTACTTCACTGCTGGCTAGAGGAGGAGAGTCATGTTGTCCAGAAGGTGAGATTTGTTGTCGGGCAACGCCTCTTGATCTGCCCGAATGTGTAAGTGAAGTTGATCCAACCCTATGTGGTCAAGAAGTTGATAATGAACTTTGTTGTGGTGATGGGGGTGGAGGTGGCGTTGATTGTGATACATGCGTGGACGGAGACGGTTTCCCCGGAACAAAGGGCGTGTGTTGTTGTGGTGGGGAGTGTACTGATGTATGCCTTCTGGACGGTTGTGATACATGCGACACTGGTGGCGACTGTACTTTTGCACAAAACGTGAATTGTTCAACAGATCCCTGTGCCGGCGGAGAGCCAGGAGCCTGCTGCTGGCAGGAAACTTGTTATCCATCACTTCCAGATCAATGTTTTGGTGGAACATTCCACCCATTTCCTGCTACCTGTTCTACCGTCAATTGTGGTGAGGATCCTCCAGGCACTGAGTGCTGTGCAGGATGTTTTGGAGTGGCGGATGCCTGCCATGCGCCCGGTACTGTGGGATTTGGATGGATATCAACTAGACACAACCCACTCGCCCCTCCGGGGACTCCTCTTTATTGTAATGTAACAGCACATGATATACTCGCTTCTTGTGTTGTTAGACATTATCAAGCGTCTAAGAATTCATTTAGAATTGTTAGTTATGTTACCGGAAATGATACGGTGGGTGGTAGTAGTACAGGTTGTCCGGGGCGACAGCAGCAGAATTGGTGTAACTACAATAGCACTGACGCTTGGTATTGCTGTTGTCGTAAATGTTCTTCAGCCCTACATCCACGCTCTGGAAATTGTAGCGGATTAGGTGGCTCTACTATCGCATCCGACGCTCCATTACACCACAGAAAAGGTGAATATGTTGTTAACATTTATCCTTATACATTGAGATGTGCCCAAATAAGAGATATAAATGGATTTCAAAAATGTGGTTTATTGGAATCAGAAATTCCAATTAGTTCAGAAGAATTTATTAAAACTCTTCCTCGTGTATTACTCGGGCTCGTTGATCCTGTTGCATGTAGTGTAGATCGAATGACTTTCACCGATTGCGAGTGTCCTCTCCCGGATCAGCAATGTGTGTACTGTGAACAGGAAGATTGTACTCCTCCCCCGGCGGGTAGCTGTGCGTGGGACAACGAACAAGATATCGCGGTATGTGATCCTGGCGGTTCGACCCCGACCGTCGAAAGATGCGGAGTGGACGCTGCTTGTAGTAGTAACAGTCGAGAATATATAATGTCAGGTAATGAACATAACATCAACAAAGGTGGTTATTGTATAGATCTCAGTAACGATTCTCTTTTTCGGGCACAAAGTTTTGATCAAAATCAGGGAAAAGGTACATTTGTACCAATATATACGCCACCAGAGGGAATATTTGGAATTCCAGCTTATACATGTCCACGGGTGGGTTTAAGAAATATGACAGAATTAGATAGACCCGTTGAACTTCCAAGAGGGACTCTTAGATCGTGTGCAGAATATTGGCAGGATAAAGAATTGTCAACTGTTGATTTTACTTTTACAGAACCTCCCAAGGATACAGAAATAGGATTCACTGATTATGATAATCTTGGAGTAACTGCTCCTTGTGGAATTTATTATCAATTTGTTGATAATAATACAAATCATCCAAAATGGAATACTTTCTGGATGAAACAAGACTATCCTGATCTTAATAGACTTCGTTTCTTTAGTGCAGGGTGTTGGAATGTAAATGGAGGATTTGAAGGTGGAAGAGGAATTTCTGGAGGTTTTGCAGGAACTATGGTTGCAATTTTTGGTACTACCACTGGATACCAGAACTTTGATGAACAATTTGGAAATCGTAATTTTAAATTGAGATTTGATTCTGCACCAGAACCGCCTGATGATAATGCAGGTATTGTTGGTAGAGAATTTGTTGGAAGGCCATCAAGAAATCCATATTGGGTGGAAGAAGATCATGAAAATGAATATGAATTGGGCTGGACCGGTGGTAGAGGTATAGAATATGCAGATGTAGCACAAGGATTAGGTGATGTGGTGGGTAAAGTTTATGAATTCTGTGCAGAAGATGAAGATCTGGATGCGGGTGCTCTGAAACCAATTGGATGTGATACAACATTCAGTGGATCAAAGGGACCAATTGCCCTATTTTCCGATGGGCCTTTTTCGGTTAGCCTTTATGAATTCAATGATAGAGCAGGAATTACAGATGGCGGATTTATCTGTTGCGAATCTCATTGTTCTTCGTGTCAGTGTACTGCATGTGGGGCGGGGAGCGATTCTTCTCCGGATAATCCAAGTTGTCCATTTGATGATCCAACAATTTGTGGTGGTTTTTAATAATTTAAGGAGATTATATTATATAATGTTGCATTTAAATCCAAAAGACAATATGGAAAATGGTAAATTTTTTCAACATGGTGTAAATTATAGTAGCAAAAATTCTCAAACAGGAATAGGAACACCAAATCAGAAAGCACTAAGAGCAAATTATAGTAAAACCAGAGGTATACTTAATCGTGAAGAACGATTTATCAAAGATATCGTCAAAGAACAAACAGAAAAAATTAAAGAAGAGAAATGGAATAGAAAAATAAATTATGTTCTTAGATTTAGTCTTGCCTCCGTTCTACCACAAAAATTGACATCGATATTATATAACATGCCTGTCCTAAGACCTCGAAATGTTTATAATTATGCGAAAGCAGAATGGTCAAATATAGAACAGGGGCCCGTTTCTCTTCAAATCTATGAAGAACGCAAGAAAATTTGTGGTGAATGTCCTTATAGAAAACAAGTAGAGGGTTATACTGATCCTCTTGGATTCTGTACAAAATGTGGCTGTGGTGCAAATCCCCGATCACAATTAATTGTTAAGCTCAAACTTCCTGCAACTTCATGTCCAATAAATAAATGGGGTGAGGCAAAGGGAATTAATGATACCCTCTGGGGCAAAATTAAATATATACTTAGAATAAGGAGAAAACAAAATGGCTGAATTTAATGGCGCTAAAACTCTTGCAGCATCTGGAGTAGCATCTGGATTTACTACTGGGATGAAAACAAAGGGTATTCTTTTAATGCCCGGTGATTCATGTACAGTAAAAGACATTTATGGAAATTCAATTGGCCTAACAAGTGGTTCTGGAACAAGCGCAATTCCATTTTTATTCCCAATACAAATTTCAGAATGTACCGCCGTAACTGGCACACCAAAAGTTCTTTTTTAAAAAAAACAATATTTTAGCCTAAAAATGCCATATATAAAGTGATATGGCATTTTTCAGATCAGCTCTAGTAGTACTGCTGATCGTCCTAGCTACTAGTTGTACAAGTCGTGAAAAGTTAGACGGTGGGGATAGCCCAAAATTCCTTCCCACCAATCCCCAAACAGAAGAACATTTTGAATTCATTGATCATACTGTGCATCCTTCTGTTGGATCCCTTTACAATACAGACAATTCTTTTGTTGGCTCTTCTGTTCTCATAAAGGAAGATGTTGCTCTCACAGCAGGGCATTGCATTGAACTAGGTGATTTGAAGTACATCCGATTTGGAAACGAAGAAATACTAATTAAACATCAATATCTCCATAAAGATTATGAAACTGGTGATGACCTAGGAATTCTGTTATTGGAATCATCGTCAAAACATGATCCAATGTCCATCATGTCTGATGTAGAGAACCTTCATAAGATGTATCCCCTTACTACCATTGCACATGGTGGAGGAAATAAAAAGATCAGCAAAGAAAGGGTCTTTAGATACTACGGCATTCTAAAAAATAAACCAAATGAGGTTGTATTTCTTCCTCTTCATAGTACAATATGGTTTGGAGATTCTGGTGGTGCTCTGGTATATAAAAGTATCACCGGAGAATATCAGTTAATGGGCATCCTCACACATTTCAGTGTGGTAGAACAAAGAATCTATGAATGTGCTGCGCGAAGAGTTGATAATATTAATTTTTATGATGACATATGGGAGCCTTGGATTCCTAAATAATGTAGACTCGGAGATCTACTGCATGAAAAGATTTATGAACTTTTTGTTAGAGCAAGAAAACACCCAATATACAATTCAACCTGGCGATACTCTTAGCCAAATTGCTCAAAGACTTGGAACAACTGTTCCTGAGTTACAAAGACTTAATAATATTGAAGATCCAGATCGCATACAAGCTGGTGCAACATTAACAATCCCCACCACACAACAGCCAGATGAACAGCGTCAAGATATAGCTGTACCACCTGATGTTGCTCAACGAGCTGGGAGGCCTGATCTTGACCCAACTGCACCACCTAGACATCAAGAAGGTCAACTAGGAGATCCAGTGCCTGTTCCAGATCCCGACATAGGGGATCCAGCGGCTGCTCCAGACACTGAAACAAGAACTCATCCTTTTGTGGCAGGTCTTAGAAGAAGAATAGAACCAATGTTGCAAAGAGGTAGAGAATATGCAAATTTGATGCCTGATTTAGAAAGGGAAGAAGGATATCGAGAATTTGCATATCCCGATCCATTAAACCCAGAAACTGGTCCAATTACTACTGGTATTGGAAGTACCAGAACTCGCCCAGCAGAACGAATTGCAAGAGAAGCAGGATTAGATCCTAATAGAGTATGGAATCTAAATCAAACTCAACGGCAAGGTGTACCTTTAGATGTTGCAAGAGAAATGGCTGGAGCTTCTCTTCAATCAAATGAAGCAAGACTTCGAGAATTATTTCCTACTTTTGGTCAAGAGAGCGAATCAACAAGAAATGCATTAAGATCTATGGCATACAACATGGGTACTGGCGGTCTTGCTGGATTTATAAATTTCCGTGCTGCAATAGGAGCAGGGGACACTGCTCGTGCAAGAAGAGAAGCTCTTGCTTCTAGACGAGCAGAACAAATTCCTGAAAGATCAAGAAGAGAAGCCGAACAAATAATGCCACGACCACAACAAGGACCTGGTGGAGAGTGGTATTCTCCACTTCCTCCAGAATAAAATAACGCCTATAGGCTCGCTACCTTGGGGCTCTTAACCTCCACCATAAAACAGAGGGTGACAACTTTGAGGTGGAGGTTATTTTATATCTATTATATATATTTTGATCAGGAGCATTATATATGGCTAAAAAGAATTTAAATGAATCTTTAACTGATGCTTGGCGTCAATCTGTTGAAAATGGTCAAAAAATTAATCAACAACTACAAAATAAAAAAGAAAAAATAAACAATATTGTAGGTGACGCAAGAAATAATGTGCTGAATCATTTAAGTAAAACTGACAAAGGTTTATATTATCCCGAAAATAATTATTACTTTGGTATAAGGGATGGTGAAACGCTCCGTCGCCAGAGTTTGGTGGAGCAAGCATTTTCAACAGGTACTACTGGCGCGAAAGAGCCTCCACCAGAAGAGCCTCCACCAGAAGAGCCTCCACCAAAAGAGCTTCCACCAGAAGAGCCTCCACCAAAAGAGCTTCCACCAGAAGAGCCTCCACCAAAAGAGCTTCCACCAGAAGAGCAAATGCAATGGCCTCCTGGCAGTGGATGTTTTTGGATGTGGAATGGTAGCCAATGGGTAAGGGGTAAAGGCGAAGGAGGAGAACAAGCTGGACCACCTCCCGGACCGGGAGAAGCTGGCCCGGGGACAGAACAAGAATGGCCTCCCGGTAGTGGTGTATATTGGTGTTGGGATGGTAAGAACTGGAAGCCAGGAACTTGCGGACCCGATGAGGGGGCGCCTGGAGAACCACCTCCCGGTGAAGAACCACCTCCCGGTGAAGAACCACCTCCTGATGGTGCTACTGGTGCTTGTCCACCGGGCACGGAAAGAAGCAAAAAGAGTGGTAAATGTGGAACCACAGCGGAAGAATCACGCCGCCGAGGTTGTTGGGGTCTGTGTAAACAGGCCGCCCAGCTGGCAGTTACAATCAACTATTATAAGTCGGGTGGTAAGACATCAACACCTGGCGATCTGAGAACTAATGTAAGTCGTTGGAAAGCAAATGAAAAATTACAAAATGAGAACAAGGTGCGGAAGTTCCAGAGGAGACTTGATAATCTAATACTACGAATGAGAAGCATGGGATGTTCAGAATGTGATATAGAACGAGGTCCGGGGGGATATAAATCTGCTGCTGATGCTGCTGCTGATGCTGCTGCTGCTACTGCTGCTACTGCTGCT